TCAATTTACACCACAGACAACCAACGGGTTCAATCTCACCGCTTCTTCCAGGTGATCTGGGGCGAAGTGGGCATAACGCATGGTCATCGTGATGGTGGAGTGGCCGAGGATCTTTTGCAGCACCAGGATGTTGCCGCCGTTCATCATAAAGTGGCTGGCAAATGTATGGCGTAGCACGTGGGTGCTTTGTCCCGGTGGCAACTCAAGCCCAATCCGTTCGGCCACCATCTCGAAGGCGCGATAGCAGTCACCGAACAGGCGGCCGCGCTTTCTGGGCAACTGGGCATAGAGCTCGGGGCTGATGGGCACGCTGCGGCTCTTCTTGCTCTTGGTGCGGGTGAAGGTGACGCGATTAGGGGATACCTGGGACTGGGTCAGTTCTTCCACCTCAGACCAGCGGGCGCCGGTGGCAAGGCAGAGCTTCACCACCAACAGCAGGTCGGGGTTTGGGCTATCGGCGCAGGCAGCCAGCAGGCGCTTGAGTTCGTCAGGGTAGAGAAAGGCGAGTTCAGCCTCGGCCACCTTGTAGGCTCGCAGACCATCGAGGGGGTTTTCCCTCTGCCACTCCCCTAGCCTTTTCAGTTCGTTGAATACCGCACGCAGGTAGGCATGCTCGCGGTTTACCGTATTGGGTGTGACGCCCTGCTTCTCCTGGTTGATGGCGCGTCGGTCGGTGATATCACCCGAGAGGCGAGCTTCACGGTAGGCTGCAAAGTCACGGGCGGTAAAATTGACCGCCAGCGGATCTCCCAGGGACTGGCAGACTGTCAGCAGCTTGGATTTACGAGCCTCACCATCACGCAGACTCTGGCCATGGCGGCCAAACCAGAGTTCGACCAGATCGGAGAGTCGCCGGCCATCGGTCGGTTCCCCCTGCCCTTCCAGCCAAGGCTTGCCCTTGTCCGGGTCCAGCACAAAACGCTCAAACGCCAGTGCCTCACCCTTGGTTGCAAATTGCTTACGGACCCTAGGTGCGTTGGGGTTTTCCTTGCTGGGCCGCCCCTCTGGGTAGATCTCTGCAAGCCACTTACCAGAGATTTGCTTTCTTACGGCCATAACGCCTCAATGAAGAATATTCATTCATTTTTTGGGTGAGCAGATACAGTTTCATCCTTGTAACTGTAAGCCCCTAAATCATATAAACCTTTAAGGTCTGAAAGACGGGGACTTTTTGGCTGTTTATCTACCTCTATATTAACAAATAATCCAGCCCTGAGATTATCAATGATTTTATCTAGGTCAGAATCGTAAAGATGTTCAAAAAATGCGTATTCCTCCATCAACCCCTTAAACTTTGTGCTCCTTTCATAACATAGACAATTCACAAAGAGCAAAGCTAGTTCGAAGTTAGATAGCTGAGCCCTTACAATGTTAATATATGTAATCTTATCAGATTTAGAAAGCTCAGACTCGTGAACGAACTTTAAAACCTGATATAAATATCGAAAATAATGGCCAAGAGACGAATAGCTCTCTTTCATGAACTTATTGTACACATGAGAAATACTATCGTAGAGCCACCTATCGTCATTCAATAAACTAACACCATCTTTTTTTTCTACTTGATAAACTCTTGCACATCTCGTCAAATTTTCAAAAAGAGTACTAAATCCTGAACCATCGTTCCCATTTGTTGATAGCGATATATTACTATGAAGCGTAACCATACTAAAAAAAGAGCTTTCAAATACCTGCTTCTTCATCGCCTCTGTTTGCTTTTCAAACTGTCCACCTTGTTCTTTCATCTCCTTTCTCGTGGACTTTAGCTCTGCTGACTGCATTACTATCGAAATAATAACGCCAGCAAATGCCAGTCCAGAAAATAGGGTGTTAAGTGAACCATATAAATCCCCTATCTCACCTAGTGTAGGGGAGATTAATTTACCAACAAGTATATTACCAAACATGAAATCATAATTAATCCATATAGGGTAATACCACCATGCACAAAAAACGAAAACAAAAGGTAGCACACATGTCAATATAAATGTAATACGAAATATTACATGACCAATCATATAAAAGATTTTCATTTACCATTGCCTCTAATCGCTGTTATAACCTCTGCTACCTTGTTGTTTTTTATAACGGCTTCTATCATGGATGCACTATTATCATTTTTATAGAGACGTACAGGATTATCAGCAAAATGCAATATTATATTCTCTAATAACTTACCACTCATTTCACTATCAATTTGACCTGCTTCTTCCTTATACCCATGGTAAGCCATCGCGACCGCGACCTTATATGCGTAATCTTCTCTAAGTTTACTTATATGGTTATATTGTTTAGCAGAAAACCACCCAAGCCACACAAGAGGAACCGATATGACAGCCCTAGAAATAGCCTCTACAAAGTAGATTTCATTTGAGGAAAAGACATACTCAACGAAAAGCAATCCTAAGATGGAAAGAGCAATCAATGATAAAACAAAAAGACCAGCCCATATTCCTTCTGGCTTTTTCAAATCATCATGTCTCTTCTGAAATGAAGATGCCATTCCATGTTGGTGGGTTAACTTTAGTATACCATCTATCTCTTCTCCACGAGCTTTAATATCATCAAATACACTGCCCATACGCTTAAACATTAGCGAGTAATTTTCATTGTTTTCATCTAGAGTAACTTTTGAATCATTTGTGAAATCATCTATCTCAGCTTTTTTCCTATCAAGATCTGATTGGAGTTTCTTAGATAAGAACGCCAACTCATTTATATTATTCCTTATTTCGCTTTTTTCTTCCTGCAGTACACTATATATGTTATTCCTGAACTCTACCATATCCTTTTCACGGCTAGAAAAATAGCTATCCAATGACTTTGAAAGAATTGCTGAAGAACTAGATTGAATTAACCACTCAAGGTTTTTTCTTTTAAGAAACTTATGCTCATTAACCAATCGCTTATATTCATCAACATATGCATTCTCAATCTTTGACCGAGGGTAAGAGATCGCAGTTTGTGAGATTGAACTAGAGCTACCATATAGCAAGGTTGACATATATGACAAAACTGACTTTAGAAAGTCATTATCAGAATTCATATATAATTGAGGGTTGCTCAATAACTCATCCAATATATCAATAAACAGTTCAACAGATTGACACCCCACACTATTAATTATATCAACTTGCTCTATGCTAATATCTATCCCTTGAGGAGCAAAGCTAGGTTGTTGCATATTTGCATCTACTAATTTACCTATGCTTTTTATTTTGTCTATCAGATAGTCGACAACCTCTGGATTTTCCTCAACGCCAAGCCCGACAATCACTATATTCTTATATCCATCAAGCGAAACTTTATTTAAAAAGTAGTCAACTGCAACTTTCAGTGAGGACAAGGATGATTGAATACTCATAATGAATATATCCTTATAAAAATTAAGCGTGTTTGCTATTAGTGAAATGACATAACAGCGATTCATATAACCAAACTGTTTTCTCAACAAACAGACTACATCTAAAAATTTAAATATTAAAAGGGCGCATCAGCGCCCTATCGTTTTCTGAAAATTCGGTGTTCTACCATGACGCCGATAATTTCGATGTGCTGCCGGTCGGAGTGCATGGTGGGGAAATCGTCGTTGAGGGGCACCAGTTCGAAGACCTCTTGCCCACTCTCATCGATGCCGCGGGGCCGGTACTTCTTGAAGGTGGCCTCTTCGCTGCCGTTCTTGGCGACGACATAGTCGCCTGGCCGTGGTTGTTCATCGGGATCGATGATGACCAGGTCCCCTTCGTTGAACATCGGGGTCATGGAATGGCCTCGGATCCAGAGACCAAAGCCACAGGGCCCGATATCGACGCTGGCCGTCACATATTCGACATTGCCGTCGAAGGTGGTGGCCTGCTCACAAATCTCGCGCCAGTTCCCAGCCTGAACGTAACTGAGGATCGGGATGCGATTCCCCTGGGGAATCACCGCTGGCTCGACGTTGTGATAGCCGGGTATGACCTCTGGGACAGACGTCACCGCCGCCTCCCCCTCACCGGTTAGTAACCAGTCTACTGTCACACCGAGAGCAGCTGCTAAATCATTGAGATAGCGACCATTAGGCGTGTTCTCTCCCCGCTCCCATTGGCTGATGGAAACGCGTGAGACACCGACCCGTGAGCCCAGAATCTCTTGGCTATAACCGAGCCTCTTTCGTGTCTGTTTGATGCGTTCATTTATTTTCATGTAAGCAATCTTACAATTTGCTTTCGTAGGATTTCTTGTCTTTTTTGTAAGTTTTTCCTTGCATTGTGGATTCACCTAGCTTTACATTTGCTTTCGTAAATAAACCTTACACTGTGAGGCAACATGAAGAAGAAGGATGCAATTGACCACTTCGGTGGAGCTAACAAGTTGGCACAAGCCTTGGGTTGTAAGCCTCAAGCGATTTCTCAGTGGGGGGACACCATTCCCCAAGGCCGTGCCTACCAAATCGAAGTGCTGACCGGCGGCCAGTTGAAAGCCAATCAGCCCCACGCAGCGCAAGGCCGCGCGTAATTCACACCGCAGGAGGCAACCATCCATGATCATCGCCCCCATCCATATCGATACCCCGGTTTGCACGGTCGAGAGCTTCTCCGAGCGTACCGGCCTGACCCAGCGCACGGTGGAGAACTACGTGCGGGCCGGGCGCATTCCCATCATGCCCAAGCAAGGCCGCGCTGAAAAAGTGCTGATCAACCTGGTGCTCTACACCCAGCAGGCCATGAATCAGCCGGGTCTGGCACCTGCACCGACGCCAGTGCGTCGTCCCAGAGTGTCGCGCAAGCAGAGGGATGAAAGCCATGTTTGAGCAAACTTGCAGCAAACATCATCACTTTGACTCCGCATGCTCGCGCTTTGCCGCCAGCCATTCTTTGGCTGAAGTGGCCCGCGCTGCAGGTATCGGTGAGCAGGTACTGCGCAACAAGCTGAACCCGGCGCAACCGCATCAACTCACCGCTCGGGAACTGGTGGCTATTTATCACGCCACCGAGGGGGATGAGACGCTGTTCGACGGCCTGTTGTTGGAGTGCGGCCTCACTGCAGTGGCTATTCCCAAGGCTGAGCGGGCCCCTTCCCTTCCACACCAGGCCATCGACCTGAACGCCAAGATCGCCAGCATTGGCCAGCGAGCGCTGGAGCTGACTGACCGCGGCCGGATCACCCGCTCGGATCGCAACACCCTGGTGAGCGTGGCCACTTCGGCCATGGGATCACTCGCCATCCTGATCCACGACATTGAGGCCCGCTTTCAAGCAGTGCCGACCTTGGCCTGTGCGTCAGACATCCTGATGCAAACCATGACTATGTAAGGGGGAACCCATGCAAACCCAACGCATTGACCATGAACAACGCAATCTGGCTGGCCTGACGCCAGAAGAACAGGTGGCCATGAACACCGCCGGCTGCATGTTGCTGCGCGAGATGTTCGGCAAGAAGCGCTCGAGCCTCGACACCGACTGGCTGGCACTGGGCCAGGCCAAGAAAGCCGCCATCTGTGCCATCGCCCGCCAGCCTCGGGGCGAACTGATGAGCGCCACGCTGTCGGCATTGCCGTATGCGCAGCGCGAGGCGATCCGCCTTGCCGTGATTGCACTGGAGTACCAAAGCGAATTTCGCGGCGGCTGTGACACCAAGGTGTGGCACCCGGCTCCGGTCACCAGATCCATCAGGGATATCGAAAGGGAGAAGAAAGAGAGAGCAGCAAAGCTGCGCATGAAGCGTGCGGTGCTGGCAGCAAGCCAGATGACCGGGCAAGGCCCACGTCCCATTGGGCAATAAAAAAGCCCGCATTACGGAGCGGCAACTCCAAGCGGGCCTCTATCAACAACGTATGAGGAAGTCGACATGGCAACTTTAGCGATCCCCTGCGCCCTGCGCAACCTTCGCATCCAACAACGCAAGCTGACGGGCCGCTATGGCGCTCGTCTTAGCCAACACCCGGACGGGGTTGCGCTTATGGAGCGGTCAACCGCACTGGCTTGGGCTTCTCTGTTCAGCCGCATCAACCCCTGCACCACTCAACAAGGAGCCTAACCATGAATGCACAACCGACCCAAATCAACCTGCTCAACCACCATGCCGCCAAGCGTCTGCGCCAGTTGCGGGAACAGTTGAAGCTGAGCCGCCCCAAGTTTGCCGATCAGCTCGGCATTCCGCCCACCACGCTCAAGAACTACGAGCTGGGATACCGCGAGATCGGGGGCGGCCTGTTCCTGCTGATCGCCAACCACCCGGAGCTGAAATCCCACGTCGATTGGCTGCTGACCGGCATCGCTACGCCGGAGGTGCAGGCATGACCAAGATCTTCCATCCCGTATCCGAGCAGGAGGCGCTGGCCGAGTTGCCGCGCCTGCGCCAACGGCTCACCGCCAAAGCCCGTCACTCCTCATGCCTCAGAGGAACGGAGGGTAAAACCTTGTTAGCCCAGGCAAAGCGCGCCCTGCGCTGGCACCAGCTTTTTCTCAGCATCAACCGGAGGACCTGCCAATGAGCGACATCATCAAGATTGCCCGCCAGGCGCCCAAGGTGGTCGAAGGGCTGCTGGCCGATATGTTTGCCGCCCATGCCGAAGATAACCGCATCGCCCTGGGCGGGGTTTACTCCGGCCAGCAGTACATCCAGCTGCAGCTGGTTGCGACCAGCAACCCGGCTGATCTGCTCGATGATGACGGCGACGAAGATGATGAAGAGGCGGCATCATTCCCCACTCACAACCCGCTGACCACCCACTGGCTGGCAGCCCGCGCCGAGTTTATCGCCGCCGGTGGTGAGGCCAGAGGCGATCGGGATATCCCCCGGGAGCTGCTGGCGCTCGGTGCGGTGCGCTCTGTCTATTGGCTGGCACTGGGTCAGGGCGAAACCGCGCTGGCCAAAGAGATCGGCGAGTGGTGGCAAGAGTGCACGCCACTGCATGGGCAAGGTGAGGTGATCAAGTGACTCATCACCTGCAGCAGGAACTGACCAGCCGGATGTATCGCTGGCAAGAGACCTATCGGGAAGACGCAGCGCGGTTGCGTCTTTATCAACGGGAGCTGGCCCATACGCGCCGGCTACCTGCCCGCCCCCACGTCAGCATCAAGCTGTTGCTGCGCCAGTGTGCGGCCGCTCGGCGAATGAAAACCCATGCAGAGCAACACATCAGTGGATGCCTGTTTCGCATCAAGACGTTATCCGCTTAACGCATGACCAAGCTCACCACCCAGCTGCCGCTGTCGAGAAAAGCACAGCTGCAGCGCATCAACACCCTTTCCAACTCTCTGCCCGGCGTCAACTTTGACGCCGTTTTCGGCGGCCCACGCGGCCAATACGATCTGCTGTGGGCCATCCAGTTGCTCGATGGCCTCTCCCCTGAGTTAACCCGCGACCTGTTCAAACAGTACGCACGGCGCCGCAAGGATTGCAGCTTCACCCATTGCCGGGCGGCCAATATCTGGCTGCGGGAGCGAACCCGCTGGGTGCGCCAGCTGCTCCACTCCATCCCGGTCAACCCAAGGGAGATGCGCGATGAAGATGGCCGCAAGAAGGTGGCCCACCAGTTCGCCAACCAGACCGCAGCTATTTACAAGAACATCGAACAGGGCATCAAAGAGGGCGCCGAGCCGGATCTGCTGCAGACCTGGGAGCTGATGCGCCAGCCTGCCGATCAGTGGGACTTTATTGGCAAGATGCCCAAGTTCAAAACCGACGAAGTGCGGGATAACTGGATCCTGAGCGTGCTGGTGCGCCTGCTCTCTGCCAAGTGGTGGGAGAAGCGCGTCAACCGCTGCTGGGATCGGCTGCAGGAGCAGATCAACATTCTGCTGGGCAAGGTGCGAAAGGGCGTATCTGCTTATGTATCGAACGCCACCATGAAGGTGGTGCGCGAACGCAAGCGGGCCATGATGCGCTGGCTGGCCGAGTCGGAAGTGGTCAACGAGCAGTATGACCTGGTCGTGTCGATGAAGGATTGCTGGGAGGCCAGCAACGCCAACCCGGTGAACCGCCGCAACGAAATGATGGTGCGCGCTCGGGGGTTCAATGACTATGCCGAGGAGCAGGGTCATGTGGGGGTCTTCTTCACCTGGACAGCCCCGAGCCGCTTTCATGCCTGGACACAAAAGCACAACGGCAAAGCGGTAGAGAACAAGCGATATCAAGGGGCCACACCGCGGGAGACCTGCGCCTATCTGGCCAAGCTATGGAGCCGCGCCAGGGCCGCTCTCAAACGGTGGAACGCCCCCGTTTATGGATTTCGCGTGTGCGAGGCTCACCACGACGGCACCCCGCACTGGCATCTGCTGCTATTTATGCGCCCGGAAGATCGCAACCGGGTGATCGGCATCCTGCAACGCTATGCCCTGACCGATGACCATGAAGAACTGGTACGGGATATCAAGGGCGCCCCACCCTTTACCGATTTTACTCCCCGCTTCGACTGGAAAGAGATAGACCCGGCCAAGGGCGATGCCGCGGGCTATATCGCCAAATACATTGCCAAGAATATCGACGGCGCCTACCTGGACGACGACGAAGAGGCTGGCACCGCCGCCGATGAGGGCGCCCTGCATGCCGTGGCCTGGGCCAGTTGGTGGGGTATTCGCACCTTCCAGCAGATCGGAGGCGCCCCGGTCGGGGTATGGCGCGAGCTGCGCCGCATCAGCAATGCCAAGAAGAATGCCGAACTGGTTGGCCCACCCAAGCCAGTGCTGCAAGACCCGCGCTTTGAGGCCGCCCGCTTTGCCGCAGATAACGGCATCTTTCGCTGCTACCTGCACGCCATGGGCGGCGCACTGGCCACCCGTGCCGAACACCCCATCAAGCTGGCCCACCTTATTGAGGAGCAAGCCAACAGCTATGGCGAAGACATCAAGCGCCTGATGGGCATTACCTCCGCTCGCCTGGGCATCAAGACCCGCCTGCAAGGGTGGGAAATTGTGCCTGCCGGCACCCATGAAACCAGGAAAGCCGCAGAGGCTGCAGCGAGGGGGGTTGGGGTTAAGACGGGCGACAGCCCGGCACCTTGGAGCTCTGACAATAACTGTACGCAACCAGATCCTGATGCCTTCACAGACCAGATCATGAGGCAACAATGGGGATTATCGCCCTTCTCCATCGATCGTTTACGGGCTGGTGCCAGTGTTACTGCAGACGGTTTCACTCTCTGGCTGGAGAACGGCCAAGTGCAATCGAGCCGCTTGACTCCATCGGGCAATGACGACCCCCTTATCGAGCTGGAATGGCTGCGTGCCATGGTCGGTGTTCCAGATCCGGACGAACAGCCCGACACTATTCCTCCCGATGATGAGTATTGGCCGACGCTAGTGATGGATTGCTACGAGCTGTTCAACACTTGCGGATTTGCCGCATGCCATCAGTGGATCTCCGCGCTGCCCAATCCATATCGATGTGAACTCTGGAGAGTGCTTGATAAATTAGACTGGGCAGAGCGACACGAAGTGGAAAGCCCGTTGTTTGACGAACTGATGAGCGAGGTAGAATTTGACTGACCTATTTTCCAAGCAGGAAGCCCTGCAGGGCGAACTCCCCGACACGCCCTATACCTACAAACCACTGACGGCGCCGCAATTCGAGGAACTGGAGGGCCAGATTTACCGGATGGGGCCCCACGGCATGGCCGCCTGAGCAGATGCTTGAATGGCTGCAACAGCAACCGCCGCATATTAGAGGGGTGGCCATCGCCATGATGCGCCGGGTTTTCCGGCTGGAGCGGGTAGGGCTCCCTTCCCTACCCCAGGCCATTCCCGACCGCAAGAAAGCCACCAAGCTGATGGATCCCCCATTGCAGCCGACGCTCCCGCTGCTCTCGCCGATGGCCGCCCCGTGGGCAAGCACCACCTCCATTCTGGAACCATACACCTAGGTGTGAATGAGAGCGCCACAAACAAAGGACTTCAACGGAACCCACCCAAATGGTAGACTATAAAAGTTTGCTTTAATAAAAACAACGTTATCATACATAAGCCATCAATCACATGCTCTATAGATATTACATCTGAAAATATAGTGTTCATAACATGAAAAATAAGAGTTAAACTCTTCAATGACGAGATCTAAAAGATGACGAACCAAGGCATAAAAAAACTGAAGAGAAACATTGACAGGTTTTATGCAGAGCATAAGAAGCTGGATAAAGACCAAGTTACAGAACTACTAAATGACATTGTTTTTTATGATAACAGAACTTATAGCATCGGCATTAAAAACAAAAGAAATTACATTTTTGAAGAACCTAGAATGACAGAGATGCCGCTAAACGCTATCACGTTGTTAGCTGGTTCATATATCTTTCGAACAAGAAAAGTCACTCCTGAAATAATCTCAAAATTACAGTATGGTGATTTTTTTGAGCCCCCTAAAGAATATGTATTTTCTAAAGGAAGACTAAATGAAGCGCATCAATCATTGCTCTACTCCAGTGAAAGCTTTCGCGCTGCAGTAGATGAAACAAAGATAATTAATGGTGATACATTTATATTATCGATTTTTCATGTAAAAGAGAACATGGACTTTACTGAAATTGGAGCCACAAGCAAAGACAATACCCTCAGTAAGGGCGATTTACATAGGAGTGCCTTTCTTAATAAAATATTCCGAACCCCTCATGAATATATATATGAAATCAGTGCATTAATCGCCAATAAATTTCTGAACTTAGATAGTCTTGATGGATGGGCATATCCATCAATTGCATCCCAAGGCCATGAGATGAACTACTGCATTCTACCTTCATCAAAACCTAAATTGTCATTACAAACATCTTATGCTTTTTATAAGGATATAGATGGTTTGCATATAACAAGTGGCTTCTTGTTTTTAGATGGAAAATTAGAAAAAGTAATATCCCAAAGCGATGCAATAGAGAGTTTTAACAAACTCTGGACATCAGTTAGAGAAATAAAATTTAATACTGATATAGCACCATTGAAAAAACATCATGTTGTAATGGTGGGATGAATTTGAAAACTAGTTCCTTGTTAAAGAAAGATATGAGCAGTCTAAACGGCGGCTACGTTATAGTTATTCATTGGAGGTTCGGGTGCACTATTTCGCCCCAATCCTTTCAGTACCATCTGCCGCCCCTCTGGCGTTAGCGAGCCCATTAAGCTCAACTGGTGGTCTTGGCCGAGGGGCTTAGGGTGTGAGCAAACGACACGGTAGCCACCCAACTGTGGCCGAACTCTGCGTCGGAACATGGGTAAAGATAGGTATCGCATAACTCACTTAACCACAGGCAGCTCGCCGAGCTGCGGTAGTATAGCGGGGGCTTAGCTGCTCCCGCTTCATCATCCACTCCCGAGTGTCGCGGCCACGGCCCTCGAAGTAGACCTCCCCAACCGCCTCTGATTGATCTTGTCGATGACATGTATCAGTACTGCGCCGTAAACAAGTAACCCCGCTATGTTACAGCCTAGAACAACCTGCATACTCCACGATACGCGGCCTATCGCTTTAATCACAGGCTGGGCTTGTTAACAAGAGTATTTGGTGGAATTCGCTATTGCTCACGTTAGGCAGTTTTTCTGTACTTTCGTAGATATAGGCACTCGAAATGAACAGACTCAATCGAAATGTGTGGACACTGGGGGTACTTTGGTAATAGTATGCTGTCGGTCGAACTTTTAGTGTAGTCATAATAGTGGTTAGGGTTATATGGAAGACTGTATTATTGCATTAATACTGCCTTCCATCTAATCACTGCTAGCTTAACGTAGCAATGAGAGCCTTTGTTAACGACAACAAGCTCCTCTTTAAACAGGTTAGTTGATATTTTTTCAAAAGCTAATAGCACTCACTATAAATGACCAATTTAAAAATCGCCCCTTAAAAGAAACCGAGTTACCAAACAGGTATGAATATGAGTGAAAATACAAACACAAAAGAAAATGAAAAAAAAATAACAAAAACCTCTCTTTTAAACTCAGCATTAGCTGCTGTTGTTGGTTTTTTTGTTCTATGTGGCATTGCCTATGGCCAGTACATAAATTTAGACCTGCAAGGTGAAGATGACATAGTGGTTTTTGCTTCATATGGAAGAATTGTATGCCTTGTTGGTGTAGGCATTATCTTACTCTGCTTTGCTGTACGATGCTTGCGGATAAGGTCGGGCACTCTTAAAACGGATGTTGTTGTTATTGATGAATAATCATCGCACCAATATACACAACCAAAACGCTATCAAGGAATTAATAATTCATTAAGCAATATCCGTCGTCTTGTAAATCAGACTGACGCTTATTGAGACGTTAGCCCTGTGGTGGCGCTATTGCGCCCCCAGTCCTTTAAGTACCAGCTGCCGCCCCTCCGGCGTGAGTGACCCCATCAAGCTCAGCACCAACTGGTTGGTGGTCTTGGCCGAGGGGCTTAGGGTATGGGCGAACGACAAGGTGGCCACCCAGCTGTGGCCACACTCGGCATCAGTGCACTGGCAGTAGAGATCCGAGACATCATCGCTCAGTCGGTTGGTCTTGGTAATGCGGCCCCGCTGGCCACACACTTTGCAATAAACCCGCATTACGCCCCCTTTTCTATCCAAATCAACAGCCTATCTTGCCACAGCAAACACTGTTTGTTTATACAGTTGAACCGATATTCTCCCGAAAATCGACCCAGAGGGAACGAGGGAGTCCCGCGCTGTTGATGGCATCCTGGATAAGCTCACACAGAGGCAGCACCTCGTTGCGGGCATAGGTGGCATCGTACTTCTCGGGATCCCCAAGCCCTCCCCCGCCATTGGTTGGAATGATGCCGGCCAGCGCCGCCGGAAAGCGGTGGCTGGTCAGTACGTCCTGGGCGGTGATCCCCTTGATGGCTGCGAACTCGTCTTTGGTGGCGATATCGCCCACCGGGATCAGCTTGATGCCATCGGGCTTGCCGTCTGGGATGTTGACGAACATGGAGCGGAAATTCCCCACCCCCTTACTACTCGCAATCATCTCCTTCATCTCCTCCTCGGTGTCATCGTCCATGTTCGGGTCGGTGGCGTAGAAGATGAAGCCCATGTGGGCGCCGTTGAGGAAGTATTTGCGCCGAAACAGGGTGGCATCTTGGTTGAGCAGGGCCGACTGCAGGCCGCCAAGGTAGTCAGGCATGCCGTATATCTGCTGCTCGGGGTCGTACTGGGCCAGCCAGATGACATCCTCCGGCCGGTAAATCAGGTTCGGCTTGCCCTGCTGCAGGTAAACAAAGCAGCCATCCTCGCGCCGGCGCAGGTAGATGCTCGAGAGCGGCAGCAGCCCCACCACCTGGTTAAACCCGTTGCGCAGTTTGAGCAGCCCCGCGTCCCCGAACTGCAGGTAGTTGTGGGCAAAGGCGGTGACCGTGGTGCGCTGGTTGGTAAAGCGCCCTGCCACCATATTGCGGCGCGCCATCAGGATAGCGCCGTGGTGGGCATTGGCCCGTACCACCTTGGCCAGCCCTTTGCGCTCTATGGGCGGCTGGTAATACTCGCCATAGGGGTTGTAGAACACCCCGGTGTAATCGGTCATCCAGGCCGTGGGGTCGATGGCCTCCGGCATGCTGAACGCCACCGAGCTCTTTGCTGGGGTGGCCGCCCGGGCTGGTTGGAATTTGTGTCGCTTGGTCATGCTGCCTTTCTCTCCTGGCTGGTTGCCCAGGTGGATTTACGTTTGCGGGTGGGATCGAGCGGCTCGTTAGCCACGGCGTGGGCGATGGCAAAAAAGACGTCAGCGTGGCCGGTCACGTTGTCGCGGGCCGCGCGGAACGTCATCTGACCGCCACCAGTGGTGCTGCGCTTGATGGCGAGAAACGCCAGCGGGATATCCCGATCCGCGCTATCCCACTCGATGCGGTTGGCCTCCACCACGTCGATCATCTTGAGTACCAGCCGCGATTTGCTCTCGATGCTGTAGTTGATGGGGTGACACACCCCTTTGAAGGTGGGCTTCAAGAGGTCATAGACCCCGGCACCAATGCCGGAGACATCGACCCCGAGATACGTGACCCGAAACTTCTTGGCGATACGCTCAATCTCCTGTGCTTGGTACTGGAAATTGAGCCCGCGCCAGTAGTGCTTTTCCAGCACGCGGAAGCGCTCGCCAGCCACCATCGGCGGGGCCACCACCACTAGGGTTGCGTTGTCGCGGGTGCGGCTCGGGTCGTAACCCAGCCACACCTCGCGCCGGCCGAACGGGTCGGGCCGCCCGGGCTTGTAATCCTCCCACCGACTCGGGTCTACCCCTGCCCGCTCCATGTCCTGGAACTTGAACACCGACAGGGCATCGTCGATAAACCGGCACATGTAGAGGCGATCGAACACCTCCTCCGGGTACTCGTCTTTGAGCTCCTCGATGTCGATGAGGTTACAGCCAAGGCGAATGGCATCCTCGATGGTGATAACGTATCGCCACTGCCGATCCGGGCAGACGCGGCCACCATCGCGCAGGTCATGTTCGCCCGGGAAGTCGATAGCCACCCGGCTCGGGCGTTGCCCCTTCCAGCGATCCCCGGTCCAGAACCGATAGGCCTCATGCACCTTGCTCGATGGCGTCGAGAAGTAGGTCTTGCGCCAGCGGGATTGAGTCGCCATGGCGCTGGCGACGTCGGAGAGCTTCTCGAAATTGGGGATCCAGAAATACTCGTCGATATAGACGTTGCCGGAGCGGGACTGGGCGCTGTTGGAGTTGGTCGAGCAAAAGTGCAGTTCGGCCCCGTTCGACAGGACGATGGGGTTACCAGTCAGGGTGACGCCGAGGAAGGTCTGGGCAATCTTGCAGATGTAGGAGCGAAACACCTCCGCCTGGGCGCGGGTGGCTGACAGGAATATCTGGTTGCCACCGGTGAGCACCGCATCTTCCAGCGCCTCGCCGGCGAAGTAGTAGGTCATGCCGATCTGGCGGGATTTGAGAATGTTGCGGGTACGCGGCAGCGCCGGATCGTTCTTGGCCTCGCGACAGCGCAGCTGATAGCCAAACAGGGTACCCAGCCACTCGGCAAAGTCTGCCTCCGTCAGGTGGCCGACCTCATTCTTGCCCTTCTTGCCGCCCTTCCCCTTGCGGCCGCAATCCTGGCCACCACGTCCGCGTGGGGGTCGTGGCGGGGCGGGTTCCTCTCCCCCTTCACGTTGGGCCTTGAGGGGCTGCTGGCGCTCGGCCCACTTGATGGCCTTCTCTTTGAGGCTGACATGGTGGCCGATAAGCCGATCCAGTTCGTCCAGCTCGGCGCTGGTTTTCTTCTCCCGCCCAAGCAGCGACTGCACCCGGCGGGCAATGGCATCCTCCACCGCCTCTTCGGTCAGCAGACCCCGCCAGCCGTATTTCTCGGCCCAGAAATAGACCACTCGGCAGGAGTTGAGCCCCAGTTCATCCTTGATCTCCTGGGGTGTCCATCGTTTAAGGTAGAGTCCCCGCGCTGCATTGCGGATCTCTTCGGGATACGCCACGGCGCCTCCATCAGGTGAATGATGGCGCCATCATAACTACCCAATACCCGTACCTCACCCCACTTATCTCACTGATGTTCCAAGCAATTCGGATATTCGCTGGATCCGAATCGCGGCGAACACAACCGGATGAAACACCCTTGCCGACCCGATAGCCTGAGCCCGAATTATTTGGGAGCAGGCATGAGCGCAACAACCTTGAGAACAGATTGGGTCTGTATCGCCACCGAAGGCAAATCGGTGGACGGGCGGGATATTACCCGCGACTGGCTCACCGACATGGCCGAGACCTACGATCCCGACTTCTACACGGCTTTGCTGTGGCCGGAGCACGATCGCAGGTCAAACTTCGGCGTGGTGCAGGCGCTCAAAACCGTGGAGGTCGATGGCAAGCTCAAGCTGTACGCTATCCTCTGCCCGAATCGCGATCTCATCTACTACAACCAGAACGGCCAGTACCAGTTCTGCTCCATCGAACCCTTCGAGAACTTCGCCGACACCGGCCGCACCTATCTGTTTGGCCTTGGCGTCACTGACGAGCCGGCAAGCATCGGTACCACGCGCCTCAAGTTCAACTCCAAGCACAGACGCCACACCATCGGCACCAGCGAACAGCTGGATCTCTCCGCGTTCAAGTTACCCAAGCACGAGAAGGCCGATGGCCTGATCGCCAAGTTTTTCAGCTTCCTGGCCAGCCATGGCGAGCAAGCGCCCACGACTGCCCCCAGCCAACCCGAGGATGAGGAAATGACCAAAGAACAGTTCGACCTGCTGCTGGGGGCCGTCAACGGCCTTGGCAACAAGATCGAAGGCTTCAGCACCAAGCTGGAGACCAAAACCACCACCGAACAGCCCACTACACCGGCTGCTGAGCCCGCCAAGGTGGACGCACAGCCCGGCATCACTGCCGAGCGCTTCAGCAAGCTGGAAGAAACCCTCTCTGGACTGGCCAACACGGTTGGCGAGCTGAAAGGCCAGATCGACCAGTTCTCTGTCGAGAAGCCGGGCCAGCGCCCGGACGCCCTCGGCGGTGACGATACCCCCGCAGTCTATTAAGGAGCGACCGTGAGCCAGACCCTTACCGTCCAGGCCATGCAGCGCCTGGAGCAATACAGCAATGCCCTGGCCAAGGCCTACGGCATCCCCGTCAACGCACTGGCCAAGCAGTTCAGCGTCACAGGTCCCGTGGAAACGGGCCTGCGCGCCGCGCTGCTCGCCTCTGTCGAGTTCCTGGGCCTCATCACCTGCCTCGACGTAGACCAGATCAAGGGCCAGGTGGTGCAAGTGGGCATCGGCAAGCTGTTCACCGGCCGCAAGAAGGATGGCCGCTTTAACGGCAAGATTGGCGTCGCCGGCAACACCTACGAGCTGACCGAGACCGATTCGTGTGCCTCGCTCGACTGGGCAACCCTGTGTGTCTGGGCCAACGCCGGCAGCGAGGGCGAGTTCCTGCGCCTGGTAGGTGATTTCATCAACAAGGCGTTTGCCCTGGACATGCTGCGCGTCGGCTGGAATGGCGTGAAAGCCGCAGACACCACCGATCCGGAGAAGAACCCGCTCGGCGAAGACGTCAACAAAGGCTGGCACCAGCTGGCCCGCGAGTGGAACGGTGGCAGCCAGATCATCAAGGCGGAAGCCGGCAAGAAGATTCACTTCGACCCGGATGGCAAGGGCGATTACAAGACCCTTGACGAGATGGCATCCGACCTTATCAACACCACCATCGATCCGCTGTTTCGCCAGGACCCGCGCCTGGTCGTGCTGGTCGGCACCGACCTGGTGGCCTCGGCTCAGGCCAAGCTCTACAGCGAAGCGACCAAGCCGACCGAGCAGATCGCCGCCCAGAAGCTGGCCGAGTCCATCGCCGGGCGTAAGGCCTACATCCCGCCGTTCTTCCCGGGCAAGCGGATGATAGTGACCACCCTCGACAACCTGCACATCTACACCCAGCGCGGCACCCGCAAGCGCAAGGCCGACGATAACCAGGACAAGAAATGCTTCGATAACCAGTACTGGCGGATGGAAGGCTACGCCATCGGCGAATACCTGGCCTATGGCGGCTTTGAAGAGGCCGATATCGAAATCGGTGCCGCCCCCACTGCGCCGAGCGAGTAACCCATGAGCTCACCGGGTCAACGCCACAAGCAACGGGTACAGGCCATGCAGGGGGCCACGCAGGCCGCCTGCACGGGCATGGCCACCGGCGCGGTGGCGGACAGCCTGCACCTGCAGATGATTGCCCTGGAACAGGACATCGTGCGGCTGCGCAAGCTGGCCCGCATTGGCGATCGGGTGAACATGAAGCGCAGCGAGCTGATGCCCAAATACCGCCCCTATGTGGAGCGCTATCTGGCCAGCGTCGCCGAGTCCGGCCAGCCCTATCAGAACGAGCTGTTTCAGCTGCTCACCGTCTGGGCCTTTGACGTAAGCGACTTCGACACCGGTATCGCCTGGGCCGAACTTGCCATCGCTCAAGGCCAGCGCACCCCGAGCAACATCAAGCGGGACTGGGCCCACTTTGTGGCAGACACCGTGCTGGAGTGGGCCGAGAAGCAGGCCGCCGAAGGTCACGCCGTCGAGCCCTGGTTCTCCCGGGTATTCGACAAGGTGCGGGGTGACTGGCGCCTTAACGAGCGACTGACCGCCAAGTGGTTCAAGGCGGCGGGCTGCCTGCTGCTACGTGACCAGGACGGTCAGCCGCGCCCGAGCGCCGTGGGGGACTCCGCCACCCTGGAGCAGGCCGACCACTGGCTGGCCCAGGCAGAGAAGCTGCACAACAAGGTGGGGGTCAACACCCTGCGCCAGAAGATTGCCATGCGCCTGCGGGTGCTCAATCCCGAATAACCAACCGACTCTCCGCGCCGTCGCTCCCCGGCGGGGAGGATAGGCCAGCCGCAAGGCCCGCGCCGAATCCTGCGATCCGTGGCTACAGGGGAGCCCTTTTTTCAGACGAGGTCAGTGATGTTTGCAGGCAAGGATATCGACTACAGCGCAGCCACCATCCGCAATGACGGGTTTTGGCCCGATGTGGCCGTGGCCGATTTTGAGCGCCGTCGCGCCCTGCCTGCCGACCTTAATCCGCAAACCACCGGCGCCGCCCTGCTGGCGGCCATCTCGGAAATCAACCTGCAGTTGGCGATGCGCCAGGCCGCACTGATGGCCGAGGGCTATGCCAGTGCCGCCGAGGTGCCGGGGCCAAGCCTTGAGGGTGGCACCAATGCCCTGACCGAGCAGTATCTGGCCGCGGTGTTTGCCCGCGCCAAGGCGGCACTCTTGCCGGAGTTCGCCAGCGTCACCGAGCGTCCGGCCGCCAACAACCTGGCCGAGCGGGCACCGGAGCAACGGGCCCAGCTGCTGGCTGAAAGTCAGCAACTGGTGCGCAGCATCAAGGGCAAACACCGGGCGGGGGTCTCGTTGATATGAGTAAAGAGATGAGTGAACAGCAGGCCCAGGGCTATTTCCTGCACGCCCTCCACGCCGAGCTCAACCGGGTGTTGCCGGCCAAATGCCGCAAGTCCCTCGACAGCTGGATGGAGAATGGAACGATCCGCCTCGAATCCCGCAACATGGGCCCGACTGGCGTAGACGTGGCCTGGCTTACCTATCAGGCGGTGTTCATCGTCGAGCAACTGCCCTTTCGTGAGCTGGATCCGGCCATCGTGTTAGCCGCGGTGGCCGCATGGGTGCAGGAGCACGACACCTTCCGCGAGCAGTTTGAGCTGGCCGACCCGGAATACGCGGTGACCCCGAACGATGAGAAGAGTGCCGACCTTGAGATCCAGCTCGCCTTTACCGAGCCACTGCGCCTCATCGAGCACCCGAGCGGCCCCATCAACTGGCTCGGCAAGCGCTGGCAGGTGGCCCCCTATGAGATCTGGGTGGCCGACCACATCGATATGAACGTCGGTGATACCGGCCATCACCAGGTGGGAGGCCCGGCATGATCACCATCACCCTGGACGCTCGCCGCAGCCAAGACCAGCTCAACCTGCTGGCCCTGCCCCCCCAGAAGCGCAAGCGCCTGGTGTGGCGCGCCGCGACCGAGCTCAAAAAGCTGGCGGCCCGTCATGTGCGCCAGCAGCAAGACCCCAACGGCAAGCCCTGGGCGCCGCGCAAGCGGGGCAAACGCAAGATGCTGCGCGGCCTGCCCAAGCTGCTGGAGATCCACGCCCCGAGCCAGGACGTGGCCGAGCTCGGGTTCAAACGGGGGACGATGAACGCCCACGCGGGGGTTATCGCCAACACCCACCAAAAGGGACACACCTATCAGGTGACCGCGGCCAGTCGGCGCCGCATTGCCCCCAGTGAAGGCGGTAAGCAAAAACCGGCGACCAAGGCGCAGGCCCGCAAGCTGCGCGAGCTCGGGTTCAAGCGCACGGGCGCACGCAAGGGGTCATACCGCTCGGCGTCGCTTGGCTGGATCACCGGCAATCTCAACTACGCCCAGGCGGGGTTGCTCATCAGGAAGCTCAAGGATGAACCGGTGAAAACACGCTGGGAGATTGAGCTCCCTGCCCGCCCGTTCCTCGGCGCCAACGCCAAACAACGGGAGCAAGCCTTTGCCCGCGCCCTGCAGAGCATCGACTACGGCTGGGACGTCAACAAGCAAGAGATGAAGGGGAAATAACGCCATGTGGCCTTATGTACAGATCAACAACTTGAACCAGATGCAGGGGCCGGTGACCGAAGTCGAGCGCCACCTGCTGTTTATCGGCTCGGCGCCAAGCAATACCGGCAAGCTGCTCTCCCTCAACACCCAGAGCGATTTTGACAAGCTGCTGGGCGAGCCTGCCAGCGAACTCAAGACCAACCTGCAGGCCGCCATGGCCAACGCCGGCCAGAACTGGACGGCGGCAGCCTTTGTGCAGCCCACCGACATGGACTGGAAAGATGCCGTCCGTGAGGCCCAGAAGACCCAATCCTTCGAAGGAGTGGTGGTGCTCGGGCAAGAGTGGGACGAGGCGAAGATCAACGCCGCCCACGCGCTGAACCAGGAGCTGATCGCCAAGTGGGGTCGCTGGCAGTTCATGCTGCTGGCGGTCGCGGGGATCAATGCTGCCGAGAAGGATGGCCAGAGCTGGAGCGACTACGAGGCCACCCTGGTCACCCTGCAAGATGGCATCAAGGCCGAATCCGTCACTCTGCTGCCGCAGCTGTGGCCCAACCTCGCCGGCGCCTATGCCGGACGCCTGTGCAACCGGGCGGTGAGCATTGCCGATACCCCGTGCCGGGTCAAAACCGGTGCCCTGGTCGGCCTTGGCAACAAGCCCAAGGACAAGGACGGGCTCGAGTTGCCGCTCGCCACCCTGCAAACCCTGGAGCAGAACCGCTTCTCGGTGCCGATGTGGTACCCGGACTATGACGGCATCTATTGGGCCGACGGCCGCACCCTGGACGCTGAGGGCGGTGACTACCAGGTGATCGAAAACCTGCGGGTGGCCTACAAGGTGGCACGCCGGATGCGGGTTCGCGCCATTGCCCGCATCGGCGATCGCTCGTTCAACTCCACCCCGGGCAGCACGGCTGCAGCCATCCTCTACTTTGGCAAAGACCTGCGCGAGATGGCCAGGACCAGCACCATCAACGGCCAGCCGTTCCCGGGAGAGATCACCTCCCCCCATGATGGCGATATCGCTATCCAGTGGACCGACAAAAACCACGTCTCCATCTACGTGGTGATCCGCACCGTGGACTGCCCCAAGGGGATCACCATCAACATCATGCTCGATCTGAGCCTCACCAATGGGGAGGGCTAACCCATGACCAGACGCATTTCAGGGCAGAGCTTCGACATTGAACTGCTGGGCACCATGGTGCACGTCGAGAAGGCCAGCCTCACCATCACCGACAGCAGCGCCGTGGCGCAAACCCGCGGCATTCCTGACGGCTATGTGGATGGCGAGGTATCGGCCGAGTGCGAGTTCGAGCTCGATGCCAAGAACTTCAAGCTGCTGAGCGATGCCGCCAAACGGGCCGGCAGCTGGCGCGGGCTGAAACCGGACGATGTGCTGTTCTACGCCGACACCGGCGACGAGACCATGAAGGTCGAGGCCTTCGGCGTGAAGCTGCAGATCGCCGACTTGCTCGACATCGACCCCAAGGGGGGCAGCAAGGGGGTGCACAAGCTCAAGGGCATCGTCACCTCCCCTGACTTCGTTCACATCAATGGCGTACCGTACCTCTCGGATGACGACACCCGCCACCTCAAAGGGTAAGGAGGCCAGGTGGACGATATCGACCGCGCAAACAACCACGCAGCCCAGATGCTGGCCGTGCATCTGGCCAACCAGATGGGCAAAGGGCGCTACCAGGGGGAGAGCCGGCACCACTGCGAAGAGTGCGACGACCCCATCCCGGCAGCACGCCGTCAACATGTGCCGGGGGTGCGGCTGTGCGTCCCCTGCCAGAACCGCGCCGAGCGACGCGGGCAATAACGAGAACGGGATATGAACCCTATGCCGAACAAAGACCCCACCCTCTGGGCCGCCCTGATGGCCTGGCTGATGGACAACTGGCCCGCCGTGTCCGGGGCATTGCTGGCGCTGAGCATCTCCTTCATGCGCATCACCTATGACGGCGGCAGCGGGCGCCGCCGTCTGATCGAATCCACCCTGTGCGGCCTCATCACCCTGGCCGCGGCGTCGGGCACCACCCTGCTCGGCGTCCCCTATGAGGCAGCCCCCTTTATCGGTGGCGTGGTGGGGCTGCTTGGAGTGGACATCATCCGCGAAAAGGCCAAGACGGTGCTGAACAAAAGGGGGAACAACGATGCCGCGTAGTCACTGCCACCCGCAGGTGGCCGCGTTTCTCGACATGATTGCCTATGCCGAAGGCACCAAAGGCCGGGGCGATGACGGGTACAACAAGCTGGTCAATCCGGCGGGGTTCTTTGAGAACTACGCCACCCACCCGAACGTGCTGGTGCAGGTCAATAAGACCCTGAGCAGCACCGCGGCTGGCCGCTATCAGTTCCTGTCAAAGCACTGGGCCCACTACCGCGACCAGCTCGGTCTGCCGGACTTTGGCCCCGAGTCGCAAGATGCCTGGGCTATCCAGCTTATTCGCGAGCGTAAGGCGCTGGATGATGTGCTCAAGGGTCGTATCCGCGAGGCTATCTCCAAATGCGCCAATATCTGGGCCAGCCTGCCGGGCGCCGGTTACGGTCAGCGCGAGCACAAGCTGGCCGACATGCTGGCCAAGTTCACAGAGTTCGGCGGGGTGCTGGCATGAGCACCTTCAAGGCACTGCTCTCCAATGTGCTGTTGGTCCTGGTGTTGGTGATGGGCGCCGCTCTGTTTCTTGGCAGCCGGATACTGGAGAGCCGGGGTAAGGCGCTGGCCACCGCCAACGAGACCATCAACACCCTGCAGCAGACCAACCAGCTGCAGGCCAGTCAGCTGGCGACGCTGCAACGCGATGCCGCGGGGCTGCGCAAGTTGCTGGGCACCCAGAACGCCGCCCTGGCCGAGCTCGACCAACAACAGAGGAAAACCGCCGATGAACTGCAACAAGCGCTGGCCACGCCACCGGAAGGCCGCCCGAACTGCGCTAGTGAGCCTCTGCCTGTTGGCGCTCTGCGCCTGCTCCAGCCAGCCCCAGACCGTGGTGCAAACCAAGGTGGTGAAGCGGCTACCGCCGCCGGGGCTGGTACCAAACTGCCCGGAACCTGAATTCACGGGGACGACCTACGGCGACGCCGTGCGGTTTATCCCCACCCTGCAGATGGCGCTGCGCCGCTGCCAAACCCAAATCAACACCCTGAACCATTGGATTGAACAAGAGGAAACCACCCAATGACCACACCCATCATCACCCTGGACGTTGCCGGCAAAGAGCTGAAATTCGCCCCCACCATGGTGGCCTACAACGGCTTTATCAACGACATGATGCCAAGCGACAAGGTGGCACCGGCCCACAACTACCTGAAAAAGATCGTCTGCCAGGAGAGCAAAGAGGCGCTCGATGAGCTGCTCAAACGCCCGGGCGCGGCGCTGCAGCTGGCCGGTGCCATTAACCAGCAGTTCGCCCCCGACTTGGAGATCACCGTAAAAAACTGACGGCGCGCGCCGAGGCCATCGAGCGCAATCACCTGGAGCAGGCGCTGGCGCTGCGGCGTCACTACCTGCCCCATGACGATGACGACATCGACAGCCTGGCCCGCGCCATCTGGTTAGACAAACACGCAATAGAGTCCAACGCCGTCGCCGTGGCTGAGGGCATCGCAAAAGCATTTAACGGATAACGACCTATGGCCTGGATGGAAAAATTGATGATGCAGGTGGCTTTGGTGGATCAGGTCACCAAGCCCCTTGCTGGCATCAATGCCCAGATGGACAAGGTCAGCAAGGCAGGCCGTCAGGGCTGGAGCAGCATGGCAATGGGGGCCACCACGGTGGCAGCCGGTGGCATGGCGATCCAGTCTGCTCTGGGCCCAGCCATCGAAATGGATCGGGCGCTGGGTGAAGTAGCCTCGCTCGATGTGAAAAAGGATGTGCTCGGGGCGTTGGGGCGCGAAGCACTGGCCCTATCGGTAAAGTACGGCGAATCGGCAACCGAGATTGTCCGTTCCTCCTACGATATCCAATCCGCGATCGCGGGGCTGGAGGGTAACGAGTTGCCAGCCTTTACCCGCGCCTCCACCACCTTGGCCAAGGCGACAAAGGCCGACACCGCCACCATCACCAACTACATGGGCACCATGTACGGCATCTTCGAGCAGCAGGCCAAGATGATGGGCAAGGCTACCTGGGTGGAAAACTTGGCAGGCAAGACCGCCACTGCGGTGCAGATGTTCAAGACCACCGGCCAAGGCATGGCCGATGCGTTCGGGGCAATTGGTGCCAACGCCACCGCCGCCGGCATTGCAATGGATGAGCAGTTTGCCGTGCTCGGTCAGCTGCAGGCCACCATGAGCGGCGGCGAGGCGGGCACCAAGTTCAAGGCGTTTCTGGCCGGGGTCGGCAATGCCCAGAAGGCGCTCGGCATCCAGTTCACCAATGCCGCGGGCAACATGCTGCCGGTGCTCACCATGCTGGACAAGCTCAAGGCGCGCTATGGCGACACCCTGAGCGTGGCCGAAGGGGACGAGCTCAAGAAGGCATTCGGCTCGGATGAGGCGGTCAGCATGATCAAGCTCCTGATGACCAACACCAAGGGGCTCGCCACCAACATCAATGCGCTGGCCAACACCCACGGCATGGGCAAGGCCGAGCAGATGGCCGCCGCCATGACCGACCAGTGGCAGCGGGTCGAGCAAGCCTGGTTTGCCATCCGCGCCGCCGCGTTCGGGGTGGTGCTACCTGCCATCAACACCGTGATGAGCGTCTTTGCCGATGGCGCCAACGAGGTGCTGCGTTGGACGCACCTCTTCCCGAACCTGACCAAGGTCATCAGCTATGCCCTGCTCGCCATCGTTGGCCTCGGCATGGTGACTGGTACCTGGATGCTGGTTGCCGGCGTGGCCAAACTGGCTACCTTGGGGCTGGGTATCGCCTGGTCCATCATCATTGCCCCGCTCAACCTGCTGAAAGCGGGTCTGGTGTCGTTCCGCGCCATCATGCTGGCGGTCAATATCATGATGGCGGCCAACCCTGCCGTGCTGCTGGCTTATCTCATCGGCGGGCTGCTTGTCGGTGCCATTGGGCTGGCGATCTACTACTGGGACGACCTCAAGCAAACCTTGGCTGACTGGGGTGTGTTCGAGGCCATGACAGCAATGGTAGATGGGGCCGCCGCAGGATGGGCCAGCTTCATGCAACTGCTCGCTGACTTGAGTCCTTTTCAGCTGATCGGCAAAGCGGTGGACTGGCTGATCGACAAGCTCAACATGATCCCGGGCGTCAATATCGAGTTTGGCTCCATGCCTGAACTGGCCATGCCTGCCGTCTCTCCGCTCAATGTGCCGGTCATGCCGGGGGCAATGAACCTTCAGGCTCCAGAGCAGCAACAAGAGACCATCAATGCGCCCCTCGCCCGCTACCGCCAGCAAGAGCAAAGTTCAGTGCCATCAGGTGGGCTGGGCAAGCAGTTGATCCAGGCCAATGCGGCCGCGACCACCGCCAACCAGAAGCCGAACAAATCTCTGCACATCGGGGAAGTGCATATGCACAACCAGAACCCGATCACCCCTGAGCAGCTGGCCGAAAACGCATGGCTGGAGACCCCGTGATGAGCGAAGCCAAGTACATCGACATTTTGGTGGTGAACGGCGCCTGGCAGCTCGATGCCGGTGGCCAACCCCGTTACACCCAGGACCGCCACAGCATCGGCCAGGACATCAAACACCGGATCATGGAGTCGGGGCTGGCCCGCAAGCTGATCGGTGAGCGCAGCCCGACCCTGCGCGCCGATGTGATGACCGAGATAGAGCTGCTGGTCGAGAACGACGAGCGGCTGATCCCGGGCACCATCGTGATCAGCGAGGAGGATATCGAGCGGGTGCTGGTCACCGCCCGCACCTATGAATTTGGCGATCTGGAGGTAACCCTGTGAACCTGCGCCCCAACGTGGATTTTATGGCCCTGCTGGCAGAGACCGGCATCCCGACCACCGAACAGGCCATGGAGGCCGAGCTTAAAAAAGAGGTCGAGGCCGCCGGCTCCCTTATCACCAACGACAGCGATGTGAGCCCCTTCTGGCGACTGGTGCGCGGGGTGGTCATCACCCCGGCGCTCTGGCTTGTCCGCACACTCCTGGCTGGTCATGTGCTGCCCAACACCTTTGCCGCCACCGCCACCGATACCTATCTCGACCTCAAGGCGTGGGATGTGGATCTCACCCGCAAAGGCGACCAGAAGACCCGCGGGGTAATCAACTTCGTCAAGGTGAACCCGAGCGAAGCCACCGCCATCCCGGCCGATATCTGGATCAGCACAGAGCGCATCAACGGCACCATCTACCGGGTCAAGCCGCTGCAAGCGGTGGTCAGCCCAGCCGGTGAAGCGGTGGCCCGCGTGGTGTGCGAGGCCGAGTTCGCGGGCGCGGCCTGGAATCTGGCCCCGGGCTATTACCACCTGCTCAGTGAACCGGTGACCGGTATCCTCTCTGCCCGCAACGATGACAAGGAGTGGATCACCACCCCGGGCGCAGATGCCGAAAACAACGATGCGCTGGGCCTGCGCATCAAGAACCAGTTCTCGGCAGTGGGGCGCTATCACATCGACGCCGTCTATCGCTCGATGCTGGCCAGCGTCGCGGGTATTCGCGCCGATCATATCTTCTTCGAGCACGATGCCCCGCGCGGGCCAGGGACCGCCAATGCCTACATCCTGCTGGAAGTAGGGGCCACACCGGCCAGCCTCATCAGCAAGCTTAACGACTACGTGACCAACCAGGGCAACCACGGCCACGGCGATGATCTGCAGGTGATGGCGATTCCGGAAACCGAGCACAGCTTGCATCTGGAGCTGTGGCCCGTCGATAACCTTGGCGAGCCCCAGCGGGCCGCCCTGATCGCGGGGGTCAGGCAGCTGGTCAATGCGGCATTCCGGCTGTCGGCTGACTATCCGACCGTGACCCGCACCTGGCCGCAGTCCCGTTTCTCCTTAAGCCAGCTGGGTCGCGAGCTGCATCAGGCATTCCCCGAGATCAGGAGCCTGCACTTCACCGAGCTGGATATCCTCTCGGGGCTCGCAATCCCACGCCTCTCGGGGCTGGAGGTGACGCTCCATGAATAAAACCACCGGCATCGACCATCTGAGCGCCGCGCCCCAGCTGCCGGATAGCACCGCCCCGTGGTGGGAAGATGGCAAGAGCATCGCGGACGGTGTACAGGAACCCGCCTTTTTGGCCCGGGGCATCATGGCCCTGTGGCGCCGACTGCGCGGCTGGCTGGTGCAGCCGCTGACGCAACAAGACCCGTTGACC